CTATATCCGTTAACAAGATATTCAGAAGGAGACATTCCGAACTTTTGTCTTGTTCTTAATGTAAACTGGTCAGATTCAATTGTCGAATTAACAGTTCCAATTGACGTGTTTTGCTTTACTAATGCCCACGCTTTTTCAATTTCAAACTGTCTATCTTTGTTGGTAGGACTAACCCATAGAGAGGCTGCTTCTGCTGCATCTTCTGGGGAAACTTTAACATTTCTAGCCATTCCACCATCAAGAACCATTTTCATCAGAACAGCCTTTCTTCTCTTATCGGTCATTGCAGCAAGAACACCCTCGTCAATATCAACGTTGTTCGCATTAGTAACGTTAGACAATGCGGTGTTGCTGGAAATTACAGAAACAGTTCTACCTTCCCCAATGTCCTGAAATTCAACAGTAGAGCCAAGGTCTTGATTCTTATTATAATGCGAAGGGTTCACCTTAGCGTCTCTATAAACGTAACCAAAGTCTCCTTTTACAAACTTAGGAGGAATAGCACCAACAGCCTGAGCCTGTTTTACAGCACCAGCCTGAATCTTTGTAGCCTCAATTTTAGGTGCTTCAACGGGAGTTACGGCTTGGGCAAACTGTGCCTGATAACCACTTGCTTGTCTTGCGGCAGCCTCTGCTACATCAGGGGCAACTGGTGCAGGAGTAGGAATAGCAGCACCAAGATATCTATCGAAAGCCATATTAGTTGCCGAAAGGGTTTGTAAATCTAGTAAGTCTCTTTAACTGCTCTGGGGTAAGTTGCCCCTTGAATTCATTCGCAGCCTGAAGTGGCGTAGGAGGACGAAGTGCAACTCCAGGTGCTCTTTCTGCAAGGGCAATAGCATCTTCATACTTCTTAACTGAAGCCTTATATGCCTTGTTAACAGGGTCGTTTGGCGTAAGATTTACGTTGCTAGGAAGTTTGTATTGTTCTGCTGGCTTAGGGGCGTTTGCTTCAGCAAGTTTGTCATTAAATTCTTGAATTCGTGTTCCAACAGTAACCTGTCTTGCGAGAATTTTTGCTTCAGACTCTTTAATGGCTTTGTCGCCCTTTGCATATTCAGGCTTCTTGCGAAGTTCTGCAAGTTGAAGTGCAAGGTCACCACTTTCATCAGTAAATGCCTTTCTTGCAGTAGTAATAGTCTCAACTTCAAACTTTCTGTTTTCAAGGTTTGTCTTGTCAAGTGCAGCCTGTCCCTTGATTGCAGCATCTTCAGTAGCAAGTGTCAGTTTGCCTTCATCAGTAGCCGCTTTTTGTGCAGCAGCAAGGGCACTTCCTTCAGCCGCTTTTGTGTTTCTTTCTTCAAGGCCAGCCTTCTTTTCAGCCATCTGCATCTGCTGACCCATCTGAAATCCCTGCAATCCACTAGAAATAAGTGCAGCAATAGGACTCTGACCCATAGCCTGAACATACCCTTCTGGGATTTGATTAATCTGTTCGCCAGAATACTTGGAGAACATAGAACCGCCACCGCCACCGCCCTGAGCAGGTTGAATTTGTTTCATATTAGTCTTTCATGTAAGTTGGTAAAGTCTGATTGAACCACGGCACCCTATTAGCACAGTTTTCAACTGTCATGTTTAACTTAGGGCAATGCACGAATTTATCTGCATTTTCACGCTTATCAAGGCACTTAACACAAGCGTGAACATAATCAACGTTTAACAGTTTGTCAATCTTTTCACCCCAGACTCCGTCTACCTTTTCATATCTGTCAAGGTCGATTGGAATGTTTGCATTCTCGATAAACTCCCAGATGTCAAGATGCGTCCAGTCTCGGAGAGGAAAGAACATTGTAGACTGGTCTGGGTTAACCCTGCACTCAATTCTTGTTCCAGCGTCACCTCCATAAATGGGGTCGCTATCAGCCGCCTTGTGACCAATCCAAACAGTATCCCAAGGGGCAATCAAAGACTCTTGCTTTGGTCGCTTAAGCATATCAATGCCACATACCCAAGGCTTGCCATCAACAGGCTCAGTAATGCCACTAGGACACGACATTGTAGTGGTATTAAACTTGTATACGTTCTGCACTTCAAACTCATTTTCCGACTGTTGCATAGCAGACAACATAGGATGCCACGTATACACCTCAAGACCCCAATCTTGGATAATCTTGTCCTGAAACTTATACTTCCAAGGTTGCCAAGGCTCTCTAAAGAAAATGACAGGGAACTTAAACCCCATCATATTACGCATAATGTGTAGCAATGCCATGGAGTCTTTACCCCCAGACCAAGCAATCGCAGAGCGATTAGGGCTTTCAAGCCCCCTGTAAATTATGTCAATCGTCCTGTTAAGTTTGCTCATCAAATCAGTGTAGCACCAATATACGCACCTGCAACACTGCCGACAGCACCCATAATACCAGCACTTCTCTGAGCAGAAGCAGCCTTGTCAGCATTCTCCTGTTGCATACGATTAGCACGGATATTGGCAAGATACTGGGATTCTGGCTGCAAGAACTGACCACCAAGATTGTTAAACGACTGCTGGGTAGCACCCATCATGTTCTGAAGGCCAAACATTTCGCCACCAGCCACGGCGGGGGCCATAAACGCATTAGCACCAAAAGCCTGTTGCTGACCAGCCATCTGGTAAGCCTGTGTAGCCATCTGTTGTCTCTGCTGTTGACGCTGATTTCCAAGTTGGTAAGAAGTAAGGACTTCCTGACCAACAGCCTGATTGCCAGTAAGACCTCTAGCAGCCATGGCAGAACGTGCAGCCTGTTGAGCCGCAGTTGTTTCTTGTGCGTTAAGAGAAGAACCAAGGGCAAGACCTTCGTTGGCTTGATTTAGGAAGTTGCTGTAAAGACCAGCACCCTGAGCACCAAGACTGTTAATGGCGTGACCAGTAGACTGAGCACCAAGTCTTCCATACATACCCATCAAGTCATTGCTGTATCCTTCCTGCATTCCAGTTCCACCAGTAAGGTTATACATATTCTCATACTGACCAAGAAGGTTAGCACCTTGAGAACCCATCGACTCCCTTTGGTATTGCTGAAGTTGAGGAAGCATTCCTCTTTCAGCCTCAATTGTAGCAGGAACAATTCGCTTTTGTGCAGCGAGTGCCCCCATGTTTTCTTCATAATACTGCTTTGCGTCTCTAGTAAGAAAATCAGTGCCAGAACTGCTTGTTTGTCCAGAACTATTTGGCGTAAAACTTCTAAAATTATTTGGGAAAATCATAATATTAAAGAGTAAAAGGGATTCCAGAGCCAGCCTGACCAGCCATGGTGTTAGTTTTTTGCTTAAACAAAGTAAGTTGCAACTGGCCTGGGCTATCCCACTTGCTTCTATAAGCAATAGCCTTCCAATTTAAACTCATAGTCCCAGGAAAAGTATATGTTCCAGTTGCACTTGTAATTGTATGGGTGTTTCCGGTGCTTCCTTCATTCCTTACGATAATTGTTCTAGCAACAATTGAAGTTCCCCCATAGGTGTTATTTCTAGCAAGAATATCATCTACCATAACTCCACCGCTGCTTGCCGTGTGAACTTGCCATGTATAGGCACTATCAGGTCTTGTATTTCCTGTCGGACTTGTTTGGTTGGTATTAGCAATCCAATTAAAAGTCCAAGTTTCCCCTGGAGGCACATTAAATGCAAATGTTGAATAATCAATCTGACCAGAAGGAATGCCAACGGCAAGAATTACTGTTTTTGTTTCAATTCCAATGTAACTATCTTCCTTGGTAAGTGGAGTCTTACCGCTAATCTTCAAAGAACCAACATTTACAGCACCGGAAATATTTGTATTGCCAGCAATAAAAGCATTACCAGCAACACGAATGTCATCGTTAACAATTTCACTTCCAGCAATATAGACAGTAGGTGCTTTTCTGTAATTAAGTGTTCCGCTTCCAGCAACAGTAGCAGTTGTAAGACCATTACGATAAGTAAACGTATCAGAAGTTAAAACTGTAATCTGATATCTTCCATCGTGTCCAGAAACAAATGACCCATTGGGACCCCCAATTGCAGCATTAGAAAATTCAAGAAGCATTCCAGTCTCAAGAAGATGTCCTGTAGAAGTAACAATAACATTAAATCCATCAGCAGAATAAAACTGTTTTCCGACAAGAAGAATACCAGCATTAGGGGCAATGTCTAGTTGCTCGTTTACTTTTGCATTGATTTCAGAAGTAGTGACACTTTCGGCAACGACGGGAGAATCAACTGTAAGAAGTTCTCCGACTTTAATTTTTCTAAGTCTGTTAGTTGTAACTTCAGATTCGTCAAGAACAACAAGACTGTCTAGTTTATTGACAGAGGGTTGAATGGAAAGAGAAATATCTACTTGTTCAGAAATTGAACCATTTTGAAGCGTTGCCAGTTTAACATGGTTATTGAAAGCGTCCGCATTAATTGGGTCGCCATCAGAATATTCAATCGGAGGTGAGATTTGAGAAGGCATTTTTATGAAGAGCGAATGTTAGTTCCTGTTCTTTTCGCAGTAATGGCAATTGACCTGATATTGGCCTCTCCATTAAAGGACTGAACTTTGATAATACAAGATGAGGCAATTTTTCTAATAGGCAAGTCTCTTACGCTGGCGTAATTGTCTGGAGCACCAAATTCATCAATTTGAACCTCAATATCTGGGTTTTTAGCCATATATGAGGTTTTTGTATATGTAGCCAATGGCAACCTCATGTCAATTTCAACTTGAGAATACCTTTTATCTTCGCTAATTCCAAAGTTGTAAGAACGTGTATGAATCTTACTGTCAATTGGATAGATGCTCCATCTGATTTCATCTCTAAGGAAAAATCTTAGAATAACAGGAAGAACGTTGTTTACTGTAGAATGGTTGTAATTGTCACCTTCTGGGAGTTCTTCCGTTAGGTATACCCCAAAATCCTTATCTGTAAAGAAAAGTCTTTTTTGACCATTATAATTTGCAGTAAACATATCCTGAATGTCAAACCCAATAGGGAATGTGTCAATG